CGCATTGATTCGCGCAAGATTATTAGGCTTGACGATGATTTCAGCGTACCTTCCGCGTTGAATTTTACCGCTTGAATCCTTTTGAAGATAAGGTATCAAATCAATACGATCACCACTTAAAGCCGTCAATGGGACAACTACACCGTCCACTGTTATTTGTACTGATGATGGTAATGTGCCAAATTCGTAAATCCCATGTTTAATTTCGTGAATATGATCGGGTAGCGTTATTTCGTGCGTATGTGCAGGTATGACCGTTTCATGCGTGTGAGATGGTATGACCGTATCGTGTGTATGTGACGGTATAACCGTATCGTGTGTATGATTCGGGATAGTGACCCCGTGGCTATGATTCGGAACATCGAAGCTATGTGAATGTGCCGGGATAGTTACGCTGTGCGTATGACTTGGGACTGATACGTTATGCGAGTGATTCCCACTAGAACCATACGTTGACAATGAAGTGGCGTCTGTTTTAACACCTATATTACCGCCGACCGCTTGGAGAATCCTTTCAGGTGCCGCCAGTTCCCCTGTACCGAAAGGCATAAACATGACGTGACGATGATCGCCACCCGCCGAAGATGTCGGTGAACTACTGCCCCCACTGCTGGAAGTTTGTGAACTACCTCCACCAGAAGCTGTAGACTTAGCCACACCCCCACCGCTTGTACTAGTTGCCGTAGTGCCCCCTCCACTACTTGATGTGCGTGTTGTCGCTCCACCTGCGCTTGATGTTTGAGTTGTCGCTCCACCTGCACTAGATGTTTGCGTTGTTGATCCACCGCTTGCTGTTGAACTAACAATGGCACCACCGCCCTCAATCGCCTTGGAATAAGCACGATAATTGGTAGTCTCAAACGTTAATGACATTTCATTAATATTGACCACATCGTCTGGAATCGGGAAGCGTATGATTGCCGGGTAATTTGCATCACAGTTGTCAGCAAAACTATGGCTATCGATATTTGTTGCACCTTGCGAATAAGTATCATTCACCAATTGTTTCTTTTGCATATCCGTGAACGTTGTAGAAATATCATCGAATACATGACCTAACTCCAACTGAATATCTTGTGGTGCGCCGTAAATATCACTCTTGACTATTTTCTCCAGTCGGATTTCTTCATTTATATTCAAGTCTTGATCGTGAACGAGTAAAACGTCACCCACATCATACTCGGCCATAAGCTCCCGTTTTCTTTTACGCTCGAACAACGTATAATCTCGACAATCAATCGCAATCGATTTTAAGGGTTGTTTATACTTGTCGAGTATCGCTTGTCCACTTGCTTTAAGAGACTCAACATCTTCGAATCTCAAATCCACCCAAATACGCTTGTGAATGCCATATGCGGCAACCGCTGCATTATCTTGTAGGTAGGGTTTACCGCCGTTAATCTTCTTAATGTTTAACTGGTTAACTCCCTCGCCAAACCCGAGTGGATAAATTCGTGTCACGATATTTGTTGGGTCCTCTTCTACTTCGATTCCCTTTAGATTTTTACCGCTTGCTATAACATCCACTGGCACGTTAGATGGTTCAACTAGATTAAGTGTAAATGGATATGAAGAATCATCCCAAGTCCACATAAATGGAACGTCGAAATAATTAGGCACGCTCATGATAGCGTTTAGAAGACTGTCATCGTTTTCCCAGCCGTAATGGAAATAACGAGTGAACGCTACCTCGCCAAGTTTCCAATGTTTGATTTCTTGCTCTTTAAATAAATCCGTAAGCACCCGTACTGTTGTAAAATTCGACCATTGATGGTAACCAAAAAGCACGTCTGAGTGTAATAAACTCAAAACGTGCTCGCAATGGTAGGTGATTTCATTTGTGGATTCTGTTTTAAACGTGCGTTTCGGATTGACAATAAACCTTCCAATTCTTCTGTCGTGGTCGTATAAATCAATGTGAAACTTTGGATTAATGTGTTCGTTTTTCTTGTCGTTTATCGGCATTGTAAATTGACAGGTCCACAGGTTGTTTTTAATTTTCGTGTAGCCGATTTTATGTGCTTTATCTAGAATTGCAATTAAGTTGTTGTTTAGGTCTAGTACTTGAGGATGCAAACTATCAACTCCTTTCAATACAAAAAGAGCACCCATTATGGATGTTCTTGGTTAGATATTATTAAATTACTTGCATATTGTACTAATCAACATTATGTTCCAACTGCGACGAATCACCACCAAAAAATGTTTTGCTCCATTGCTAATATTTCCCCTTCGGGTATAATCGTTGAAAGGGGGTGCGGTATGCAACAAGCCATACGCGGTAATAATAAAATAAATCTAAACCTAGCAGTTATCTTTTTTTACGTACTTACTTTAACTATTTTGATGTGGATTCTCTTTACCTCCACGACTACAGGGATCAGAGAAACTACTTTCTTAATAACACTGACTCTTATATTTTTAATGTTCATTTATAATTTTAAGATAGACGTTAAGGTGAAAGTTTTTTCTTTTGTTGTTTTTTTGTCGAAACTGGTTATTTTGTACGCCTATTCGTTAGGAAACGACATTATCATTTTTCCTGATAGCCATAACTACTTATTACATTTGAATAATTTGATATCTGCTGGAGATTTCAGCATATCAAATATCCAAGTCGTTGCCAGTACTCTTCATGTCGGGCATTATTATTCCATGTTAATTCCTTATTTTCTTGTCGGAACTCCCGAATCGATATTATTTTTTAATACCCTTTTGATTTCCATATCCATAGTGCTTTTATATAAGGTCTTCCTTATGGACTTTGGCAAAAGGATAGCACTTTTCACTTTGGTTTTCAGTTCCCTGAGTTTGAATCTAACTCTTTTTGGTAGTTTCATATTAAAAGATTCTACTGTTATCTTTTTAGGCGCATTGATTATTTACTTTTTAAGAGTTAAACAGCGGCCATACATAGCAATACTACTAAGTCTCGCGTTATTTACTGTTCGAATCTATGCAGGTTTCGCATTCTTATTAGCCGTCCTTTTTGAAATGGTTTTTATCAGTCGTAAAAAAACAAGCAAGTTGTTTAAGTTTTTAAGCATAGCCGGTGTTAGTTTATTCTTTATTGCAATCCTCGCCATGCCTTCTGTTTCCATATATTTCGATAAATCTATGGCATACGGGAAAGGCATGCTAGAGTTTGGAGTATTAGTAACGCTAGGTAAAACTCTATCTAAATTCTTCTTCGCCCCGTTGCCTTGGAACGTAATCTTGGATTACAGCACATACACCATCTTGCTTTTTGACTCAGTAGTCTTTTTACTACTTTCTTTCTCAATTCTCTTATTTTTAATTAAGTTTTTTAAAGACAAAGAACTCAGGTCGAAAATGTGGGTGTTCATCATTCCGATACTTGTGCATGCTACTGTTTTAGGGTACGAATACGGTGGCGACTCCACAAGACAAAGAGCAGGAGTTTTCATTTTCTTGATTTTGATTATGGCGGTCGGCTTATTTTACAAACACAGAAAGAAAGCGAATGTAGTTTAATCATTCGCTTTCTTTTTTTGCGTTATCCCTCCACTTCCCCTACTGATAATCAATTCACGTTATGAACCTTCTTAATAACTTGACCATCAGACCATCTATGGGTGTGTGTGATGGAGAAAATAGGTATGCTGATTCTCGCCATATCCGTAAGATCTTTATAAGACAGCACTTTTTCCGACACTGCGTTTGGTTTCTTGTTCATTAGCAACCCTCCTAATAATACTTATTTAAGTCATAAAAAATAGACCTCAATTGGTCTCGACTTTCAACTCGATTTGATTTCACCTAATCTGCGTTCCCGGAAACTGATCACTATACGTTACGACTTTTACATTTTGCTCAATTAAATAATCGAGCATATCCTTGTATTCTCCAGTTTCCCAACGGATACCACCCCATGTTTCTCCGATTTCACCATGCCACATCAAAGGTAAGTGTCCGCCAAACTCCACCGCCTTATCAATTAATGAGATGACGCCATCCAAGCCTCTACTCCCGGCATTTATAGCATCCATTCCGTAAGGGTCTTCTGGCATAACGCCTGTACCTGCGTGCCTGTATCCTGTCATGCGATAATTGGCGTAAAACTTTTTAGCGTGTTCTACTACCTCTATCGTGTTATCACCGTAAGGCGAGATAAAGAATTGAGCGCCGTTTCTGACCCCCATATTAAGTAAATCCTTTTGAGATTGTTCTAGTTCAAACTTAGCTTCTTCTAACGTTATTTCTGAAAGGTAGGGGTGATTGACTGTATGCGAACATATATCCCATCCGACATCGTGCATTCTCATAAGTTGATTAGGCAATGCATACACAAGAGGCTCTGGATTCGCAACGCTCTTTGTTATTACATGCGTTGCACCGCGCATCCCTCTTTCCGCCATTAAAGGAAAAGCATTTTGATATACAGAAGTTAAAGCATCATCAAACTCTAAACGGACTGTCGGTGTGCGTATCTCGTCCCACGACGTCAAAGAGTCAAAGTATATATCATAGGGTTCCGTGACGGCGGGGTTGGCGTTTAAGCTTATGCGTATTTTAGTTACCGTCTTCAAATCTTCTTCGGTTGCCGTACTGGACGAGTTGGATGCAAAAGGACTTCCAGTAATTACGTTCCACCCGGGGTATCTACGCGCTCCCTGCTCCGGATAAATGATATACTCTCCGCCCGGTGTAGTTAAATAAACCGCTAACATGTTGAATTTAGCTGTTCTTGGAGTTAGTCCTGATTCCGTCGGGAGATAGAAATTTAAACCAAACGTCCGTCTATACAAGTTAATAGGCTTCGCCAAAGGGAAATCCAACCTTATATTAACCGGACTATTCACAGTCATTTTTAAAGCGCTTGTGTTGTTTTTTAGGTATTCCGTACTTGTTACGTCAGTTAAAGTTGCATCACCTATAGCAACCGTCGCGTCACTTCTTTTAAATAACTTTTCCACACGAAAGTCACGTTGATATATGTTTCCTCGCAACTCTTCATAAATACTCTTGTGTGAATCAACTTGAATATCTTGCGTCCTGTTTAAAAGGTAATTCGAAAACCCCTTATTCCCCAACGTCTTAGTATCGTTAAAATAACCGTTGTAGATATTGACTAGGTCTTCAATGACGCCAAGAGTCTTAGGTTCGTTACCCGCACCGAAAGCTTCTGTTAAGTCAATCAATATTACATTATCCACGGTGTGATGTCCCGTTGTTGATGTACCCTCTCTTGAAAATCCTATAGAGGTTGCGGTTGCACTAACATCAAATATGATGCTGTGCTTTGACTCACCCGTTGAGCCGCTAGGTAAAGATAGCAATGCGGGGTTTATAAGCGTTGATGCATTTCGTAAAGTTAGGTGTATTCCACGCTCGACAGCAACCGCTTGATGCAGCAAGCTGACGTAATATTTGTGCCCAACTACTAAATTAACGGGTTGCTGTAGAGAAATCCCTGATGCAATAGATATTTTCGCTTTACTGTCCTCTACCGTCACTCCCATTAAATTTACCCACTCGTTTACACCTTTATTAAAGTCACCGTTCTTGATTAAATTAGTTATTTTAAAATCTGCGAAATCTGCAAACTCCTCTTCGCTGTCGTCAAGTCTTTCTTTTACTGTTTCAAAAGCTTTGTTTTTTACATCGGATACGTTTGCGTCCTCTAAATTTCCAATACCTTTGATGTACTTGGAGTCAAAGTAGTACGGATCACTATACTCTGAGGAGGCTCCCCCTTCTTCAACTTGTAAACGGGGCGCTTTTCCTTCGGTTGACACTAAAACAAAAAGAAAGTTATCAGTTGCTGAACTCGTGAAAGTGTGTGTCTTTAAACCAGTGGAGCCTTGTGCTGTTACGAAAGTGTCAAGGAGATACTGACCGTTAGCGTTATAGTCCTCTTCGCTCGGCAGATTAGATGACCCCGCAATCCGAAGCGCATCAGATAACTCTTCATCGAATACTGTAACTGTATAAGTGGTGCCGGAGTTTATTGGGATTATGCCGGTTCTCTCTGGTGCAGATGCATCCGGTTTAGACGCGAATAGATAGTCAGCCCCGCCACTCAATTTTACATTGTCATACTCCCCGTTAAACAAATTTTTAGTTTGCGTAAAAAAGGTAGTGTTTACAGGCTTGACTGCTTTCTTTTTCAAGTTTTCGTTGCCAACTGCATCCTCACCGACTTCGACGTCGATATCGTCAATTTGTTTCTGAAACGTATTAACATCTTCAATGGCTTTATTTATTTTATCAGTACCCACACGTAGCGGGTCTGTGTAATTTATCTTTTCTGTCGGCATTATCACCCACCATCCTTCATTTAATAAAATAGGTCACGGAACTGGAAGCTGACGGTTAAATTTAACCCGCTACCATTTACCGTGACCGTGTTATCTCCTTGCATTAAATCCATGTTGAGCCAATCCCCTTTAATAAGATGCATCGCGTTTGATCCGTCTTTTGTGACCTCAAACTCTTTTAAATCAATCGCCCAGGTCGCGTTCGCAAGCGTTCCTAAAGTGAGTGTTTTTCCGCCCCACTTAATACTTACGTTGGTTCCACTTCCTGTTACGTGAAGAACTGGGCGTAAGTTGTCGCCCGTTACATTAATGATTGTCGAGCCGTTACCCGTAAATGTCTTTGCACCGTCACCCATATGACCCATAGTGAAATCAGAAGCAAAAGGTATCACCGTACTGCCCCAAGTGACCTCGTCATTCATGGCGACTGATAAGGCGTGTCCATCGTAGCAAATGAGCGGTAAATTAAACTGACCAATTTTAGCTATTAACCTATCAATCGGTATACCGCCCGAGTACCGAACATTATAATATTTATCGGGTTCATAACCGAATTTCAATTTAAAAGTTTTCGGCTTACCATTACCATCAATCAATAATGCTTTAACTTGCCTAACCGTCCACTGTAATTCCATTCGATTCTTTCTCAAAAATCCCATTGGTAGATTGAACGCAATCGGCTCTAATGTGCCGCCGTAATCAATCGCGCCCGCCACCTCTGGTATCGTTATGATGTTATCTCGTGTACCTGAAAGTAGAGGGTGCTCATGATTCTCCAATAGAGAAACGTTTAAATCCCCGACTTCCACATTATCGAAATAAACATCAGTTTCATTCATCATCCGAGCACCACCCTTTGATTTCCTTTTTGTAATCTGTGCAACTCACGGGCAACCTTCTTGATGTCCGCTTCTTCTCGCACAATCATTGTGGCTACATTAATCGGAGCCGGTCGATTGACTACCTGCGATTGTTGATTATTCATATCATCCACACTTGAGTTTTTTGTAGAATTACGTTGCAAATTCACTCCACGACTAATGCCGTCAACTAACCCGTTGCGTAACATTCCCATAGACTCTTCATGCGTATAAACTTTAGTTCCAACCGGCAAATCGTACAGACCGTAGTCCATCAATTGCATTTTGCTTCCTATTTTGACTAGCTCTGGACCTTCTTCACCAATAAAGGCCGAACCACCACCATGATAGTTTGTCCCTTCTGCGTAAGCGTCTGGTTTTTTACCCTTTGTAAAGAAACTAATAATTTTAGTTATTGGGCTACTCCACTTTTTGTTTTCTTCGTCGGGATCTTTGTTGGTTTTGACAGTGACATCTTTTTTGTGGTTTTTGTCTAGTTTCCCATTCCAGATGTCAGCTTTTTTGATATTAGTATCAGTCAATCCGCCTGATTCTTGGAATTTACCGTTAACTTTAGCTAACTTATTATTTGCTATGTCGTATTTTCCAACTTGCGTATCGAGCGAACCGTTAATATCACCCAACTTACCCTTTGCATCTTCAAGTTGACCGTTTTCGGTTTTCAAGTGACCAATTGCCTCTTTTATTTTTCCGTTAGAGTCGCCTTCTTTGCTGATTTTGGTTTCTAGCTGTTTAATTTCTTCATTGCGTTTGGCGATTGCTTTATCAATCGACTCATTCTCTTTTCCTTTTTCAATGTTGATATCGAATTGAGTACCAAGGATTTTTGAGTAACTATCAAAATTCGTGCTGTTTTTATCAATCAATTCGCCTATCATATCTCGTTGCTTTTGTTTTTCAACTAGCGTCTTTTCTTCTGTGGAAAGCGTTGCGTCCAAGACCTCTAAGTTTTTACCATGCTTTGTGTTCTTGCCATCTAATTCGAAGTTTTGTAATTTCAACTGGTCTTTTTGATTTTCTAAGTTGTACCATTCTTTTAAACTTGCATCTTTCTGTAGTTCTTTTAACTCTAAAAGTTTGGCGTTATTTTCATTTTGTACCTGCTCATTCGCAGTAACTTGTTCCTGTATTCCTGCAATTTCCTTCTTCTTACTTAGGACACTATCTTCCAACTCAACAACTTCGCCTAGTAGGTTTTGATAATTGTCTATTTCACCGTTTACCGCTTGTAAATCTTCAATCATTTGGTTGTATATTTGTAACTCCATACGCTCAAGTTCCGCTTGTGTCATATCACGTAACTTGCCTGTCGTATCGGCAATCTTATTTCCATAATCGTCAACGACTGACCCGGCCTCTGGAAATTGTTCTATCAGCAAGCTATTCGATTCAAGAAGTTTATTAAACTCTTCTTTTGACAGCCCGGACTTCTTACGCAATCCTTCCATACGTTCTTCGAGTTCAGCAATCCGCTGTGGTGATTTTGTGTTTTCTAACTCTGACTGCAACGTTAAAAACTCACCGAATTCATCTGTTGTCAACTTTGATTTTTCGATTAATTTTTCAAAGGACGTAACTAATTCGTCTGTAGCTTCCATCTGTTCTTGAGTTTTTGCGATTAAATCGGCTGTTGCGTCGGATTGTTCCAATTGCTCTTCCAGTACTTCTGTATGGGATTCCGCTAATTCCAAATTCTGTTCAGCCATTTTTTGTTGCGATTTATACGCTTTATCCGCATCTGTTTTCAGTAACGCATAAGCTACACCTAGTGCAACCAAACCGCCAACAACAATAGCGATAGGACCGGCCAAGCCTACGATTAATGGTATTAACGTGGGTAGCACAGTCATAAATCCTCCAACCATAGTAAGTATCGTACCTAGCACCACGGCAAGGGGGCCTATTCCAGCAGCTAATGCCGCTATTGCCACCACTGCCGTTTGTGTAGACTTATCCAACCCGTTAAGCCAATTCACGAGAGTTTGGAAAGCACCAACAAGCCAAGACAATGCAGGTTCTAACGCATCAAATATTTTAATGGCCAACTCTTCTAATGCTGATTTAAGGTTAGTTAATTTACCTTGTAAGTTATTCTGCATGGTGTCAGCCATCTCTTGTGCGACCCCGTCACTATTTTCAATAGCATTTGACAGCTTATTGAAGTCGGCATCACTTGCGTTAATAACTGCAAGCATCCCCGCCATTGCTTCCTTACCGAAAATAGTAGCAGCAGAAGAAGCTTTTTGATCAGCTGTTAATGTGCTGAATGATGAACGCAAATCTCCAAGTAACACGTCTAGCGGCTTCATCTCGCCGTTACTGTCTTTGATTTCGATACCTAGCTTTTTCATTTCTTTATTCATAGCCTTTGTTGGTTTAACCATGTTGGTTAATGAGCTACGTAAAGCGGTACCCGCGCTTGATCCTTTGACACCAGCGTTCGCCATTAAACCTAACGCGACTGATGTATCTTCCAGGCTATAACCAAGTGCCCCAGCAACAGGAGCGACCATTTTAAAGGCTTCTCCAAGTCCGGCGACATCAGTGTTAGCATTTGATGCAGCAGCAGCCATAACATCGGCATACCTTCCCGCGTCGCTTGCTTCATCTCCAAATGCAGATATAGCATCAGTTAAAATGTCGGATACTAAAGCCAAATCCTCACCGGATGCGGCAGCAAGATTGAGCACGCCATCAATACCATCCATAGATTGTTTGACATCCCAACCCGCTAAAGCCATATACTTGAATCCCTCAGAAACTTCTTTTGCGCTAAACTTTGTGGATGAACCTAACTCCCGAGCTTTTGTTTCTAACTGTGCTAACTCTTCTCCAGTAGCACCTGATATAGCTTGAACTTCTGACATTCCCGCCTTAAAGTCCATGCCTATTTTACTCGCTACACCAGCAATCGCTACCAGTGGTGCGGTAACCTTCATTGATAATTCTTTACCAACCGAGGTCATACCTTGACCAAACTCTTTTACAGATTTCCCCGATGCGGCCATCTTATCGCCAAATGACTTTTGTGTAGAATCAACGCTTTTCAACTGACCTTCATAATGTTTTAACTTAGATTCGGTTTCAGCAATTTCACGTTGAAATGCTCGATACTGTTCTTCACTTATTTCTCCATTTTTAAAGGCTTGTGTCACTTGTTCTTGTGATTGCTTTAATTGATCTAATTTCTTTTTAGTGTTTTCAACTTGATCAGCTAGTAACTTCTTCTTTTGGGCAAGCAACTCAACGTTTTTAGGGTTAAATTTAAGTAACTTGTCCACATCGCGAAGTTCTTTCTGTAGATCCCTTGACTCTTTATTTACATCCTTTAACGCCTTGTCAAGACCTTTCGTATCACCATCTAATTCAATTGTTATTCCTTTTATTCTTTTGGACAATCACCTCGCCTCCAATTTAAAAGGTGTTAAAGTCTTCCTGTTTAGCAGTACGTGCTTTATCTTCTGTTTTTCCATTTTTCAAAGATATGTAGTTATCGGCGTAATCTAAGCACTCGCCAATTGTCATAAACTCCATATCTCCAAGCGTGAGATTTACAAGTTTACAAGTCATAAAAAAAGACTCTGTTGTAAGCACATCTTCATCATCAGATGTGCCCTCAACAGTAGCCTTTATCGCTTTTTTCTATATACGTTCCCGATCAGTAATTCTACAAAATTTTCTTCTAACAATAATTCTGTTACTGGTGGTAAATCTGCATTTTCAATCCATTGATAAAACGGAACGAAATTTCTATCACAGGTTTTCGCGAAACTCCAAACAAGTTGATAAATCAATACGGTATCTATGGTGTTTATCATCGTTTGTAACTTTTGATAATCAGTCGCTTCTTCAAGATCTCTCAATTGCATAATCGCTTCGATACCACCGATAGCTTCCAAAGTATCTTTTAAAATATCAGACTTAAATTGGTTTTTATAATGCATAGCGGTAATTGCGTTCGCCTTCAAGCGCACTTCTTCATCGCCTAGTTTAATGATTGATTCCACTTTAATTCCCCCTCAACTTTTAAAGTCCTGGAACCTTTTCATAAACTGCTGCATACCAGGCTTCGTAAACTTCTTCTTTTGTCGCCGCTGTCGTTTTTGTCTTAACCATTAGTTTCCCACCTAATTTAATCGGACTCGATACAAACGTAAGTGCGTTCGTGTTTGGTTCAGCCGCACTTGTTTTAGTGGTAGAAGCAATCGTCGGACGGTTCGCAGTACAGTTATACATCACGTGTCGCACAGCTTTTACATCACCTTCGAACTGAAATAATAGTGCAAATGGTTTTCCTGTAGCGTTCGCAATTTCGTTTAACACTCCGTCTTCTTCATCTAACTCTTCGCCTAGTGCATCAACCAAATACTGGTCAGGAATGTTAGCGATAGTCAGTGTACCGTCATATCCTTGGTTGTTTGATGCAGCGTAGTAGATCATGTTGTCTGCATAAAATTCGACCATATCCCCACGCGGATCCGTTGTTAACTCCACACCACCGGGAATTGGTATTGGAGCGTCAAAAGTAACCACACCTTCTACCTCTTCAAACGTTGCATAATGTACATCTTGTAAACCAAAAGTAACTTTGTTTCCGAAGTGTTGTAAATCTAATTTCAATAACTTATTTTTATTTTCATTCATATTAAATCATCCTCATTTCATATATTTTTTGGAATAGCTTTTCTGATTCGATAAATGTTTCGATTGTATCGTACGGAATTGAATTTTCATCAAGAAGGTTTTCAAGAATCAATTCAGCCGAAAGGTCTTTTTTATTCGTATAAAGTTCTATATCCGCATTTTGAATTTTCTTATGAACCTTGTTATCTGCGTGAAAGTTCGATGAATAAGTCACAAGATAGGTGATAAAAGGTGCTGCTTTCTGTTCGCTAAAATGCGAATAAGCCACAGGGAATCCTGTAGCGTCAAGTAGTCTTTTCAATTCAACTAGATTCACCCTTTTATCACCCTCTCGACTTCTTTCTCGTACTCTTTGATTGTTGATTCCTCCACAGGGGCTATATGGACAGTACCACTGACACGTCCACCACCTTTTTTGGCGTGTCCTTTTTCAAGTAGGTGAGCTATCTGGTATCTTGTCGCATTATGGATCACCCATGATTTACCGTCCTTTTTGGCTCGCCATCCCTTTGCATACTTCCCGGTACGTCCAACAGGACTCGTAGCCTTTAAAGCTTTAGCTCCATTTTTAGCGGCTTTCTCTTTAGCTTCTTCAAGTCCCTCTTCGACTTCGGTTGTATATTCTTGCAAGGCTTTTGTGATTTCGTCAGCAAAATTAATGGACATCGGCACCAACCCTTTCACAAGTCAGCTCCAACTCTTCAATTCCTGTTGCATAGGTACGTAACACGGAATATTGTTGCTCTTCGAAAATAACTTTCCTTTCGTTCTCATATTCATATTTGTGGATAGTAAATACGATTTCGGGCCTTAAATTTGAAGATGCAGCAGAGTAGAACTCACTTCTTCCAATCGAGTTAACTTTACATAGAATAGACCTTTTAACATTGGAAGGAATTTGATTACCGAGTTCATCTTCGGTATAACCTTCTCTGAGTAATTCTAGTTCATTGTTATACATCGACATCACTCTTTACGTGTTCTTTAATCACCAAATTATGCAACCTGTATTGCAGGTGACGTGGCATAGGTAGCGTGTGATTAGTAAGAATTACTTCTGTAGAATTAACAGATTGATAACGCCACGTTGCGTAATCCTTAACGAAATCGAGGTGCAAAGAACTATCGTAATTAACGACAATTCCCTTTTCGACCTCCAACTCTTCCACAACGGATTCAACCGCATTACTTAAAAGCGCATCCCGGATAGTTGTACTAATTCCGAGACGCGCTTTAGTTAATTCTAATGCCGTTGCAATAAATTCACTCTTCTCCACCGCTATCAACTTCTTTGATGAATGCACGACCATATTTATTGGACGTGCCCGCTAATTCTTCAGCACGCTCCTTGTTCACCTTACCTTTATGGGGATACTTTTTTCCCACTTCGTAAATATGATTCTTATCCTGCGTGTCGCGGAATTTTTCAATGACTTCGTATTTCATGACTATCATTCCTTTCTGTTTATATTAAAGTTCTGGTACATCTGCCGTGAACGTGACATAGAATCCTGCTGCGCTATCGACTGATTTAACGTCAAAGCGTACAAATCCTGCTAGTAATTGACCATAAATATTGTTATCAATCCACTTAACAGATGCTTGCTTGCGGTCAAATAGTGTAATAAACTCATGAGCATCACCAAAGAATCCAACCAATTCACCCTCACTAGTTCCGATAACCTCATCATCAAGGACCACAACTTCTTTACCCTTGATACGTTTACCCGATGCGACTGTGATGTCGTCCTGTAGCAAGTAGCGACCATTTCTGTCTTTCATTAGGTCTAGCACGTTATAAAGTGATGATGATACAAACGCACGGGTGTTGTACACACGCTTGAAGTCCTTGTTAAACATAGTGATGATTCCGTCTAGTCCAGTAACTGCCTTAGCTGTAGCTGTCTTGAAGATAGCTGCAATCTGTTCGTTCTTCGTATTTTGCTCTTGATCTTTAATATCTTCTGCGATCATTCCAGTAACGTCATAGTCTGCATCGTCAATAACTTCCTGTGATACAGGCACATAACCACGGTAAGTTGTAATGTCATAGTTAACTTCTGTAAATGTTGGGTGTGCTAGCTCCGGGTTAGCTGCTAACTCTTCAACAGATACGAACTTGCCATTAGACTTGCTGATTACTGGATACTTTCCGGAACCGCTATTTACTGGAACTTTGCGAACGTACTGAGTTAAGTCGAGCGTATCAACTAGTTCGTTTTTAGCCGGTAGCAATTCCTCAGGAATCAGTGCGCCACCCTCAACAGACGTGAATCCTGCTCGTTCATGCATATTTCCTTTAGATCGTACAAAATCGTTAATCGCTTCGCGCGTTTCTACTTGGTTCGCCATATTTCGTTTGCCCCCTGCTTTTGGTTTTTTTCGGTTCGATGCTTCAAGTTCTCCCTCTAGCTCAACGATTTCCTCTTCGAGTGTAGACTTTTCACCTTCCACCTCTTTGATTGCATCATCGTTTTCTGTAACGCTTGCTTCAACAGCGGTTAAGTCGTCCTCTGTTTCGATACCTTCAATAGATGTTTCTAGTTCTTCGCGCTTAATAAGTAGTTCTGCGATACGTTCCTCCAATGTTGATAGAGCTTTACGCTTTAAATTTAGTTTTGCACCAATTAATACTGGATTCATTTCTTCATCCGCTCCTTTAGTTGTTTTTTTCTTTGGTCTAACTTTTGTTTCTTGATTGCTTCAACGTCTTTTTCACGCGCCGCAATGTCCGTCTGTGGATAGGCGGGAAAAGCTGTAATTGAAACCTCCACCAATTCGGCTTCTGTAACTCGCCATTTAAGTGTTCCGTCTTCTCGTTCTTCCAGCTCTTCTTTAGTAGGAATAAAGCCGAACGAACAACCGCGAACTTTACCTGTCTGAACTTTTCTGTATGCTGACTTTGCGTTAGGATCTTCAAGGTCGATTACGACTTTCCCCCACAATCCAGCGCTGTCTGATTTCAATTCGAGCGTGTCGCTTGCAACACTACCTAAAACCATTCGAGAATCATGGTTGTCCAAACAAATTACATCGTTATCTCGCAAGCTATTAAGCAATGCACCTGGCGCTATTTCTTCAAATGCTCCTGGCCACAATTCAGTTTCCTCATCATAGACAACAAAGTAACCTTCAATAACCGCTTCGTTTTCGTTGTCACTATCACGCGTCTTTAAATCAGACGTGAAGTGCATACGGCGTTTCTTATTCATCGTTTTCACCACCTCTCTGTGCACCTTTAGATTTCCTATACATCCAATCAGAACTATTTCCTACGTTTGAACAAATCAAAAGCAGTGAAAACACAACAATCATAAATACAAACATCAATCATCGTCACCACCATTCAATTTGCCTTGCTTGCCTAGCATTTGAGCAGGGATATAGTTTTCTAATATAATCAGCTCATTCATCTCTGCATCGGGATCAAGACCTATCCAATCCCTTAATTCATTTCGCCGCATAGAGTTACGGTCAACCATCATTGTTCCCGCTGTCACCATTTCGGTTAAATCGTAACTAAAGAGACTTCGAGGATTCAGGCGGAAAAACCAATTCGGAGAATACAACAAGTCACGCGTCAATGTTTGGGATATAATTTGACCGATTGAAAATATCCTCGTATTAATAAAGTTGTTATATTCTTCTTTATCAAACTCACCAACGCCCAAGAAAAAGGCCGGCACTCCAATGAGCCCAGCTACCGTCTTCTTATCCAATTCCACACCCTCGATAATCGCAATGTCTTTGAGGGATAGCGGTTTAACTTGTTCAACTTTAATCAAGTCTGCAGGTAACACCCAAGGCTTCCGACCACTACCCGATTCAGAAACATATTTATCGAGTATCTTTTCCCGACCTTCTTCGCTTGCTAGTTCATCGTTCATCGCATCAACTGACAAAATTAATGACGGCATATACTCACCACTCATGAAACTATTCTTTGTCTTGTCTGCTTGTGATAGATTCTTGATGATATCCCTCAGCAACACACGATAGCCTGTACCGCGATATGGTTGATTCGGGTTAGGATTGATAACGAAATGTATAACCTCGTCCGGATGGAATATATCACCGTTGTAATTGATACGATAATCTCCATCCACATCTTCATAATTCACCGCCGACATTGGGAATGGTTTTAGATCATCAACCAGTCCAGTGTCGGAATCAACCCCGATGTGGACAATGGAGTTACCATCGCCATGCAACAGCATATCCGTAACGATTTTATGCACCCAACCTTTTCGGGTCATGTGACGATGCGGCTCAATATCAATCTTTCGAGACAACTCATTTTTTAGTCGCTTGTCGCCCTCGTCTGTATTCTCCATAAGATGAATGGTCATATTGGAAACTAAATCAGCAATCTTATCGACCGCTATTCTGACGTCTGGATTGTCTGATAATCTTGTGTAGCCCGGCGTGTCCACATTGCCGAAAGCAAATGGTATTTGTGTAACGCTCTTTGACCGCCTTCTAAATCTATCGAAAAACTTCATTTATTCACCGCCCTTCAACTGCTCAACTCTTCCATCTCGCTTCTGTCCGAATTTCTAATAGTTACATTTTCTATTACATGCTTTTTATGGTGACCTCTAATCAATAAATCTAAATCCGTTGTTTTGAATGCTTCTGTTCTCGATAGCAAAGTTAGATTCATGACGATCGTTTGCCTACCTACTAACTTCTTAATTAGGTATCTTCTAATCTTCCACAATTCACTCACCCCTAACTATCCAACCATTGCCTAGCAGTCTTCGATTTTTCCAACGTTTTCAACATTTGCATAGCAGAAAAAACCGATGCATCAAATACATCGATTCTTTGCGTATCTAATATTTTTTCATACTTGATTGCATCGTCTGTCTGCTCAATCGCTCTTACGTTCTGCGTACAGTACTCAAATGCTTCTGAACCTAGATAGTAAAACCGCTTTTCTTTCGCCTTAGTTTCAATACGTCTGAAACCTTCTGATTTCAAGTGGAAGTATTGCGGCGCATCCTCAATCTTAAAGTTGTTCTTCTTCATTTCCAGGATGAACTCACGACCAAACTTCTTATCAAAGCCAGTACTATGGATTTTAAATCCGACTTTCCGCATATTAATAAACCATTTCACAACGTCTTGATAACTAATTACGGGATTGTTAGCCATAGTTAAAAACCCGTCATCCTTCCAACCGAATAATGGAATGTTGTCATCATCTGCTTTTTCAGTAGCTGCAACGATTGGGAAAAATGCATGACTGATAACTATATCAATGTCTTTATAAGTGCCGTATAAAGCAGTGGCAGTCAAATCATGCCGCTTTGATAAATCCGCACCGCCATACCAATCAATTTTCAATCTAGCTAATTTCTTTAATTTTTCATTCAGCTTTAACCCTGCTAAACCTAATTCATTTTCAACAGCTATATCAGACATTCTGAACTCGTCTATATTAAAGTAGGCGTTCATTGCGCTTGTATAAATATCTAATGATTTAGCAAGGAAGTCTTTTCGTTGTTGCGGATCATTTTGTGCCTGTAGTGCATCGTTCATAATGTCATCCGGTCTTATCGTTATTCCATAGTTAGGATTCGCCTTTTCGTGTTCTTTCGCACAAGTATAATCTACATTTCCCTCTTGATCTTGGTCCGCCTTTGCAATAAACACAAAGTACTGTTCATCCGTTACTGTTCGGTCTAATATCTTTTGGCAATAAACCAAACGATGATAACAAAAGCTGTTTTGATTATCTCCAGCTGTCGTTATGCCAATCATTAACTTATTTGTATAAGCTTTCATGGCTTCTTTAATTACGTTGTACTGAGTGGCACGTTTATATGAGTGCAATTCATCGGCTATGGCAATGTTACAGTTCAAACTATCTTGTTTATCGGGGTTAGCTGCTAGTGCTTCAATGTGTAATGAACCATCGCCCAAGTCGCCCACAATGGAAGATTCTTGGTTGTTGTCCCTAACTCTAAAATTATCCGCTTCGCCCATCTTCTTCAAATTAAAATTAATAAACTCAAATGATTGCCTGGCTTGTCTAAGTGCTGCACCAACAATATATATAGTTGAACCGGAACGCCTTTCCAACAATGCTAAGGCCCACGAAAGAGCAGCGACAAATCTTGTTTTACCGTTCTTTCTTGGCAAAAAAATAAACGCCTCTTTGAAGCGCCGCATGATTGTATCTTTATGAAAAAAACCTAGCAAATTATAGATAATAAATTTCTGCCAAGGTTCTAATATGAAAGGTTGTCCTAGCAATGGCGTTCCATCAAGCCGTTCTCCTTTATCATGAACAAATGTTTTTTCGATAATGCGAATAACGAACTCCGCATCTTTTGGTTTGAATTCATAAATGGGATTCTTCAAGTCGTCCAAAAATCTTTGGCACATCTGAATAGTTTCCCTGTTTGCTAACTTACGTTTTTCCACAACGCTATTTGCATACTCCATTACTGCGTCATAGTTTTTAAAAGCTTTAGTCAAGAATTCCTCAATATATCCGCAAGAGAGGATGTATTCCCGTCTTCACTTTTTCGGTCTCCAAAACTCTTCGGGTTCAAACATAAACGATCAGAATACTGGAGTATGTCTTTTCGCAAGTTTTCCATCGTGCTGACGATTCCCGACTTCTTTGGATTGCCTGCAGCCGTTTCGGTTTCGTATGCAAAATCACTATCTTCGAAGTCGGCAACGGCAATTAAATACTGATGAATCAAGCCTGCATAAATATCAATAAGTCTATTGTACTGTGGCTTATGAACCCCTAAATCTTTCATGTCTCTAATCGTTCTTCGCTTAATAGTTTCTTGCGACGTTATTCGTCTTGTCATGTTTTCACCACCTCAAAAAAGTTTTCCGGAGACCCGCACTATTGGAAGAGTCTCCACTCTCCGGTCTATGTTTTTATAAAAAAATCGTTTTTAGGAGGGGGGGATACCTTCTGTAATCCCACACGCTCCACCCA